ACCGGTCCCGCGTTCATCCCCCTGCACCAGCCGGTCCGGGGCCGTCTGCCGCTCCCCGCCCCGGGCCGCGCCGCGGCGATGGCAGCGCTGGCGGTCACCACCGCCCCCCCCACCTCCGGGCCGCCGATCCCGCCCCGGGCAACCCCACTGCGGCCAGCCCTGCCCCGGTTCCCGGTCCTGACCGGCCGGGCCCTGGCCACACCGCGACCCGTCATCCCCGCCGCCCCGGTCACCGGGCCGCGTATCCCGCCGCGGGCTCAGCCATGGCGGCCGGTCATCCCCGCCGCGGCGCGCGGCGGGTACACCCTCACCCGCACCGGTACCTTCAGCGGCACTGGCCCGCCAACCGCCCCCCTGCATCAGCCGGCCGGGGACATGGGCCGCCTGGCACCACCCCCCGCCGGGCGCACCCGCAGCAGCTACATCCCCCCGGCCCGGCAGATTCCTCTCCCGGCACCCCTGCACACCCCGGTCACCGCACCCCGCACCCCGCCACCCGCCGGGCGTGTCCTCGGCGTGGTCCGCGTCACCGCACTCCAGCCGACCGCCGGGCCACCCATCCACCCGGCCCGCCAGCCCATCCGGGCCCGCCAGCCGCTCCCGCCACCCGGCCGCGCCGCAGCGATAGCCGCGATCCCGGCCCCCGTCCCGCCCACCTCCGGGCCGCCGATCCCGCCCCGCGCCCAGCCGTGGCGGCCGGCACTGCCCGCCCCGCACCAGCACGGCATCGCCACCACGTTCCTCATGCCCATCTACCCGCCGCCCCCGCCGTCGAACGCCCTGTTCACCGCCACCGGCGCCCGGTGGCGATGGGACACCACCGGTACCCAGTGGAAATGGGGCGCGGGCGGCGCCCGCAACCAGTGACACAGCCCGGGGGGTGACATGAACACCGTCGCCCAGTCAGTCCTGTCCACCAACTACCTGCAGGTCCTCATCACCACCAAAGCCCCCGCCGGGTACAACCCGACCGGGGACCCGGTGGCGATGGCGTTCACCCCGCTCACCTACCCGCTGACCTCACCGACTGCGGCGTACTGGGTCACCGGGCAGTGGGTGACATTCCCGGGGCCCGCCTACTGGTGTGAGGCGCTCGTCGGCCCCGCGAACGGCGGCACCGCCCTCACCCTCGGCACCTACCAGGTCTGGGTGAAAATCAGTGATTCCCCGGAAGTTCCGGTACTGCAACCTTGCTTGCTGGAGATCACGCCGTGACCGTTGAACTGTTCGCCAGCCAGCCGCAGACCACGGTCTCCTCCGGCGGCACCACCGCCCCATCCCCAGGCACCGTCGAAAACTGGACAGTCGCCTCCTCGGGCGCGTTTCCCGCCGCGTCCTCCACCGCCGTGCCCGCCACCCAATTCCACGTCGCCGACACCAACGCCAGCGCCGACAGCGAAATCATCGCCGTCACCAACGTGTCCGGCACCACCTGGACCGTCACCCGCGGCGCCGAAGGCAGCACCCCCGTCGCGCACACCTCCGGGTTCACCGTCCGGCAAGTCGTCACCAAAGGCTGGCTGAACACCGTCCCCGCCTCCGGCGCATCCAGCATCACCACCGTGTACGCCTCCGGCGACACCACCGGCGCGGCCGACACCACCGCCATCCAGAACGCGCTCAGCGCGCTCCCATCCGGCGGCACCGTCTACCTCGCCTCCTACCTGTACTACACGAACACGCCGATCATCGTCCCCCCCTGCGTCACCCTCCAGGGCGCCACCTTCACCTACCTGTGGCCCAACGAATACGGCACCCCAAACGGGTCACTCGCCCCCCAGTCGCAGATCATCCCCGTCTCCGCGTTCTCCGGCGACTCCGTAATCAAAATGATCGACCAGTCAACCGGCGGTTACGCTGCGGCGTCCGGCAACCAGGTGATTAACAACATCACCGTCAACGGGTCAAGCCTGCCCGGCGGGAACACCGTCAACGGGTTCGAGTGGTACGGGTCGATCATCGGCATGGTCATGAACGAATGCTCAGCCAGCGCCGTCGGCGGCCACGGATACGCCGTCGTCTCCCACACCGGCGCCGGGATCGGCTACGGCGACCTTGACCAGCTCGCCGCCACCAACTGTGTCGCCTACGCCTGCGGCGGCGACGGGTTCCACTTCCTCGGCCTGTCCGACTCGATCTTCGTCGGCTGCCACTCCATCGGGAACACCGGCAACGCCTGGTACTCCTACCTCGGCAACCACAACTACTTCACCAACTGCAAGGGGGAATGGTCGGCGATCGGATGGCGGATCGACGTCCCCTCCGGCAACCACACCCTCGCCCGCATGGGCTTCGAGGGCTGCTCCACCGACTACAACAACGGTGACGGGTTCTACTTCACCGGCAACCAGACCGGCGGCGTTGTCACCATGACCGGGTGCATCGCCCACGCCGACGGGCACACCGGCGGCACTGCCACCGCCGGCTTCCACGTCTCCGGCACCGGCTACCCGATCCTGCTCACCGGCTGCGCCGCCTACACCGACACCACCGACGCCGGCACCAACCCGTACGGGCCCGCCTACGGCATCGCCGCCGGATCCACCCCCACCATGCTCGCCGTCAGCGACACCTACGTGCAGGGCTACACCGCGGGCATCAACTACGACCAGACCGGCACCGTCTACACCGGCACCAACGTCATCTCCGTCACCGGCGGTTCCGGCACCGTCCCCACCACCGGGGTCATCCAGCCCGTCACCGGCTGGGGCAACACCACCCTCCCCACCCCCACCCCGCCGCATACCTACACCGGCAGCGTCGCCATCCAGAGCGTCCTCCCCGGGCCCACCATCGCCGCGAACGCCGCCGCCAACGGGCTCACCTACGAGTTCGACTGCTGGGGTGCCGTCACCACCACCGTCGACACGCAGACACTCCAATGGCGGGCCTACTACGGCGGCACCGCCGGAACCGTCATCCTCGACACCGGCGCACAGGCCCCCAGCGCAAGCACCGCCCTCACCGGCGCTGCGGTCCGGTTCAAAGGCGTCGTCCAGTTCCTGTCCGCAACCCAAGCGTCCGCAGCCGCCCAGCTAGACCAGAACTATTACCCGGAGACGGTCGGCCAGCAAACCACCGCCGTCACCTCCACGACCGCCAAGCAACTCACCATCGGCATGACCCCCTCCGGGACCGCCGTGTCCCTCACGATCAACGGCGGTTACTGGCGCCGGATCAACCTCTAGGCCCCTTGGCTGACACCAGGCGTCTCCTCGCCGCCATCGCTGAGGCTATGAACGCGGCCGAACGAGCCGGGCTGGTCATCACCAACCTGCAAGACGGGATCGTGTGGACCCCCGCCGGGTATGTCGTCCCGTTCGGGGAGGAACGGCTCGGCTGCCGGTGGGTGGTACGGGCGCGGATCGAGTACGTGCCTCAGAGGGAGAGCTAACACCCCGGCAACCCGGACGTGACGGTGATTGCCGCATCGGGCCCGCGCATGCTGCGTATCCAGTCGGCGTAACTCATTCCCTCCGGGCAGCGGGCGCGAATGAAATGCTCCTCGCCATGACCCCGAATGCTGACCAGCATGCGCTCGGCACAGCACGGCCCCACGCCGTAAGAAGTAAACATGTAGCCGCCACTGCGGGGATCGTCCGTCAGGTCCGTGTCATCAAGGTCGCAGAGCACCGTGCGGCCCACAGGGATTGACACCGGAACCCCAGCGTCCAGCGCATCAGCATATGCCTGGTGAAGCGGGTGCAGCTCACTCACAGGACTGCCCCCTCTTCCCTTAGCTGTACGTCCCGGGCGATGTCGGCCTGCTCAATCATCCACATGCCGAGCGCGTTCATCTCCTGCCACGGCATGTAGTGCACGCTGCACGTCAGGTCCCCGGTGCAGCACTCGATGTCACCGCCCGCGTCCTGGCAGCGGTCATCCTCGACCCAGAGCAGCGTCTGCCCAGTCCCATTGATGTACTCCGCGCCAATGCGGGCCCAGACGGGGACGCCCGCCGGCCGTTCCGGCTTCGTGTAGTTGCTCATCCGCTCATCGTCGCATGCCCTTAGCCGGGCTTCCTGGAGGTGACCGCGTGGGATCTCCTCCCGGCACGGCCCCGGTCCGCGGGCCCGGTGGCCTATTCGCCGGCCGCACCCCCGCATCCGGCGGGGCATCCGGCGGGTCATCCGGGAGCGGTGACTCCACGGCACCGCAGACAGGCCAGCAGGCGACAGGCACCAGAACCGACACGACCGGAGGTGGCGGCGGAGGCGGCCACGCCGACGGCCAGCAGCCGCACGACCACCCGCCGCACCTGCCCGCCACCGGCACAACGCAGCAGCCACCCGCCACCGGCACCACGGCACAGCCACCCGCACAAGCCGCACCCGAACCCCGCGACACCCCGCAAAGCAGGAAACTCGAACAGCAGATCGCCGAACTCCGGGACAAGCTCAAAAACGTCCAGGACCGTCTCGCCGGCGAAGGCACCCCCGCCACCGAAAGCGGCCTGATCCACCAGCAGGAAACCCTCGATCTCCAGATCAAGGAACTCGAAGCCGCAGCCGCACACCTGCGCCGGGAAGCCGGAGCAAACCCGGAAACCAAGGCCACCGCCCCGCACATCAGTAAGGAGGCCGGCATGGCCGCGACCGCCACCGCTGAACTCACCTACGCCACCTTCCCCATCGAGAAGATGGAAGAAGAAGACGGCACGCTCTACGTCTACGGCAAAGCAACAACGCCCGACGTGGACAGCGACGAGCAGGTGGTCGACTCCTCCTGGAGCGGGTCCGCGATGAAAACCTGGTTCGAGACCGGGCCCAACATCCGCGTCCAGCACAACGGCCAGCGCGACCCCGCCGGCTCCGGCGTCAAAATCGAAATCGACCGCGACGGCGACGGCGCCCACTGGGTCAAAGCCGCCATCGACGAACCCATCGCCCAGCGGCTTGTCAAAAAAGGCCACCTGCGGGCCTTCTCCGTCGGCATCGCCAAACCCGTCATCATCCGCGACGTCACCGGCAAAGCCCGCGGCGGCATCATCAAAGGCGGCGAACTCGCCGAGATCAGCCTCGTCGACCGGCCCGCCAACCGGTCCTGCTACGTCGAGCTCGCCAAGGCTGCCGCTGACGGGCACTGCGAGTTCACCGGCAAAACGATCGGCGCCGACCTGCTCACCAAGGGCGAGGACACGGTGAACGTGGACGTCCCCAAGAGCGCGTCCATCACCTTCTCACCCGGCGACCTCGCCAAACTCCTCGGGCACCGCAGGACCGCCGAGGACCGCGAGCAGGCCGCTCTCACCCCGGACGTCGCCAAACGGGACTTCGACCGCAACGTCGGCGGGGGAGTGGACCGGGACAAGATCCCCGACGCGGACTTCGCTGGCCGGAACCGGTCATTCCCCATCGTCACCCCCGGCGACGTATCCGACGCCCTCCACTCCATCGGCCGCGCCGGAGCGGACAACTACGACGCAAACACGCTGCACGCCAACATCCTGCGCATCGCCCGCCGCAAGGGCTTCCCGGTGCCGGATTCCGCGAAGAAGCCAAAGAAGAAAAAGGAGAAGTCCATGGGCGAACCGCAGGTCACCGTGGCCGAACCAGAAGAGGTCAAGGGCAGCAAGTGCGCGACCTGCAACGGGACCGGGAAAATCCGCGGCGGCCACGTGGACTGCCCCGACTGTGACGGCGGGAGCGCCCCGTCTGGCGGCAGCTCAGAGAAAGCGGACCTGTCCGCCTCCGCGCCAGCCGGCACTGAGGCCACCAAGAGCGACGGCGGGGACGGCGACGCCCCGCAGTTGCACCACGACGACGGTGACGACGACGACACCGACTCCGACGCTGACGCCATGGACAAGGGCGCCGCGCCGGAGAAGACCGCCGTACCGGACATGGCCAAGAAGCCCAAGATCCCATGCCCCAAGTGCAAGGGCATGAACAAGGCCAAGGCCAAGTTCTGCGGCAAATGCGGCACCGCCATGGCCGCCGAGAAGGCCAGCAAGCCCACTCCCGGTGACGGGGTGACCGGCGAGCACACCGAACCCGCCCCGCCGCACCGGGAACCGGACGGGCCCGCGATCGAATCCCTCGAGCACGACGCTGGCCTGCCCACCACCCCCGACTCCAGCGTCAAAGCCGACGAAGCGATGCTCGTCGCCGCCCGGCACAAGACCGTCGGCGCCGACCGTGAAATGGGCATGCTCCACGACCTCACCTGCGCCGCCTACGACCCCGCCGCCGTCGCCAAGTCCTACGACGGCGTCGACTTCTCCGCGATCAACGTCGCCACCTGGCTCGACAAAACCCTCACCCTCGCCGCATCCGCCCCCCTGGAGCAGGCACGCGAAGCGGGCAGGCTCGTCGAGACCGCCGTCACCCTCAAAGCCATCGCCCCCGATCTCGCCGACGAACTCCGCCACGAGGCGCACAAGGCGTTCCGGGACGCCAACCCCGGCCCCGCCCACGCCCCCACACCCACCGAGATCAGCGCGCAGCGGTTCAACCGGCCCCTCATCACCGACGGCCGCGCCGCCCCATCCCCGGACCAGAAGCCGCCGAACAAGGCCCCCATCCACCCCGGCCACATCGCCGCCGCCGACTTCCACCGGGACCTGATCACCGCCGGGCACGCCGCCGACTCCCCGGACAACGACTCCGCGCGCCCCGAACCCGTCCCCGCACCAGAAGTCCCCGGGGTGCCGTCCCGGGTGTACTACACGCGGGTCCAGCGGCAGAACGCCGCACAGGCCATGCGGTCCATGCACGACCACATCGCCGCCACCTTCCCCGACCTGTGCCCCATGCACGGCCCCGGCCGCATGGGCGAGCCGCCCTCGCACGCCCGGCCCGTCCCCGTGGGTGTCGGCGGGCCCGTCCCGCACGGCGCCACCAAGGCAGCCGAACCGGCCCCGGCCGGGCCGGACGAGTTCGACCGCGCCGAAGCGGAAGCCCGGGCCGCGCGGAAAGCCGCCAAGAAGCAGCGGCGAGAACTCGGCGACGCGATCCTCAAGGGTGCCATCAGCGTTGAGGATGCCCAGCGCCGGCTCGGCCTCAACCCGGACACCGTGATGGAGCGGGTGCCGGTCACCAAGGCGGCCTCCGTCCAGGGTGAGGTGGTGACCCCGGAAGCCAGCAAGGCGTTCGACCCGGACCTCATCAAGTCCGCCGTCGCCGAAGCGCAGGCACCGCTCCTGGAACGCCTCGACGCCCAGCAGCGTCTCCTCGACGCCATGGCCGACCAGCCCGACCCCCGCGTCGCCGCCTACCGCGGCGTCGCCCTCACCAAAACTTCAGCCCCGGCGGGGCTGCTGAACAATCCCGAACGCCCGGCGGGCGTCCAGGACGCGGCCTACAGGGCCATGCACGACCAGTGGAAGCACAGCCCCGACCCCGAACTTCGCGAAAACGCCCTCGCGTTCCTCATGAAGCACACGGGCCTAAGCCAGAACACGAAAGCATGACGCCGCCACGCGGCGCACCGCACAGAAAGGAGCCGGCCAATGGCCGACCTCCTCGAAGACATCCGCCCTGACGGCACGCCCCAGGCCCCGGATGCCCTCAGCAACGCGCTCTACGGACGCGCTGCCCAGCCTGTCGACCAGGCTGACATCGCCCGGTACAACACCACCGGCGACGCCCTCAGGTCCGTGATGCCCGACCTCGTGAAAGGCGCCGGATTCGCCGCCAAGGGCGGCAACCAGCCCCTGTCCGACCCGGCCGATATCACCCTCCGCGCCTCGATGGCCACCACCGAACTCCGCAGCGCCGTCTACCAGGGCTTCCACGGCAAATCCAGCGTCGTGAAGTCGTTCAACCCGGGCTTCATGTCCCAGTTCGGGGCTCTCCAGACCGCGCTGTCCGCGCCGAGCGTGGGGGAGCAGGTCGCCCAGGTCCTCGGGCAGGTCAACCCGGACCTCACCAGGTCGTTTACCGCTGGGAACCTCGGTATCGGCTCGGTGTCCGGTTTGACCCCTTTCAACCTCCTTGCGCCTTCGAGGTTGGTTTATCCGGTTTACACCGTTTACAGGAACAAGTTTCCCCGGCCGGCAGGCCAGGGCGCGTCCCTGATCGAGCGGCTGTTCACCGGCATCAGCGGCAGCCAGACCGGCGGCCAGTCCGTCAAGGACATCTCCCTGTCCGAACTCGTCGGCGGCTCCAGCTTCGGCACGTGGCCGCTGAGCCTGCCCGCTGCGGGCAGCCAGACCGAAACCACCATCAACGTCCCTTAATTTGGTAGGGGCCTCGCATCGTGAGGTGCGAGTGAAAACCGCGAGAACTGCTGGAAAGCCCGAGCCACCTGCCTAGGCCACAACGTGGGGCGAAAGCCCGAGCGTGACGGCTTGAAAACTTAGGCAGCAGAGGGGTAATCAGCAGCCGAGCCCGCCTGGGACCTCATCCCTTTCGGGCGCTGCCCCTTGAGGCGTCGCATCTCAAGGAAGTAGCGCTCCCGCATCACCAACTGCTCTGGAGTGAGAGGCCGGCCGGGGATACGTCCCCCCGCTGTCATGGCGGCCTGGAACTCCATCAGCATGAGAGCTTGCGGCTTCTTGAGGATGAGGTAAGACACGACCTGCTCCATCAGTTCGGCGGCGATCTTCGCCTGCCAACTGATCCTGTATGCCTGCTTGACCATGTTCGCCGTCGGCTTCTTGATCATTATGTGACGGTCATAGAGCCTGGCCAGATGCTCGATCGACTCACGTTCCGACATCTGGACCTCAACCTTGGCGAAATAGCGCGGATTACCATTCTTGATGTGAGGCGCTGGCCGTACTCTCTCGATGGTGATCACGCCATCGGCGTCAAGGATTCCGGCTAGGTAAGCCAGGTCTGTGTCTTTAACTGGATACATGCTCTGAGCATATACCATGTAAATCCCGACGGGATGGTTCAGAGAGCATGCACGCGGAATCTCAATGAGATTGTGATGTGCTCCGACCTCACGTGAGAGCGTGAGAGACCAGCGGAAACGACTGGTCCCGTCATTCCTTGAATGGATGGCGAGTAACAAATGTGTACCGCTTCCTCGGAATCACCGAACAGCTCTCGTGGCTGGCCCAGTTCTCGGGTCAGGGCTACGAGGACATTTCCGCCCTAGCATCCCTGATAATGCTTCAGGAAATGATGTTGGGGGAAGAATATATGCTCATTGCCGGCAGTTCTTCCACCCTCACCGCCCCCGCTGCGCCGACTGTCACGCGGCGCACTGCTGGGTCGAATGAGACCTCGGTGGGGGCGAACACCTATTACAAGGTGTTTGTGACGGCGACGAACTTCTTCGGTGAGACGATCGCGTCTGCCGTGGGGGATGCGAGCGCTACGACGGCCGGTCAGGTTGTGGATGTGACGATCTCGCCGGTTCAGGGTGCGATGAACTACAACATCTACGTGTCCACGCAGTCGTCTGCGCTGACCGCGAATGAGTATCTCGCGGCGTCTGGTGTGGGCGGCACGAAGTACACCTTGCAGGGCACCCCGCCCAGTTCGGGTACTACGCCGCCCGCGGCGGATTCGGGTACGGGGGCGAACACCCGGTTCGAGGGTGTCATCCCCACCCTGTCCGGGCTGTCCGCTGAGGCGGGCATCTACCCGACCTCGCCGACTCCGTGGCAGGCGGGCTACTACAACAACAACGTCCAGACCCACCTGTCCTACAACGCGATTTACACGGCGCTGAAGAACCTGTGGCAGTCGACGTCGACGAACCCGGGTGGTTTCCGGGCTGACCCGGCGGAGATCGTCAGCAGCGGTATCGACATCGCGAACCTGTCCAACGACGTCATCAACCAGGGCGCCGGCACGAACTACCAGTTGTTCATCCAGCAGGGCAACGTCGGTGATGTGACTGTCGGCGCGGCGGTGAGCCAGTTCCAGAACCCGCTGACCCGCAGCCTGCTCAAGATGGTCGTGCACCCCTGGTACACCCAGGGTAACGCGACGCTGCTCTCTTATCAGCTTCCTCAGACGTGGACGAACGTCGCGAACGCCTGGGAAGTGTCGACGGTGCAGGACTACGTGTCCATTGAGGCCCAGTTCTCGCTGAACTAGGGCAAGGTGGCGCGGCCGGGTGACCGGTCGTGGAAAACGGCACTGTTCGGGGAACCCCTCCACTACGTGGGGAATCCCGAGCTGCGGCGATGCCTGCCGCAGTGTAGAGACTGTACGTGCCGGATCTGTGTTATGGACGACCGCGCGAGGCATTGCGTGCGGTCGGCCGCAGATCGTGAGACAGGCCGATCTGCATCGATGGCAAAGATGCAGAAGCGGGCAGAAATGACCCGCTCGCTCACCGTAACGGTGAGAGGTAACAGAATGCGCGTGGCCCGTTATCGACGCAACGTTCAGGTATAGCATCTTTAGTTACGAAGCGCTAGTGAGCCATGCCCCTTGGTACTCAGCGCAGCTATCTGGGCTCCAGAACAGTGACTCCCCGCCTTATTCGTAACACCGAACATCGAGTTAGTGTTATAGTTTCTCCATGAGCGGGCACCCTGCCCGTGAAAAGGGGAAACGATGGGAAGACGGCCCGACCTTGGACGCCGCCAGGAGCGCCAGCAGGCGTTCCTAGCGGCGTTCGCCGAAACCGGCATCGCCAGCCTTGCGGCCCAGCGGAGCGGCATCCCCGGACCGCAGCACTACAACTGGCTCAAGCGAGACGCCGACTATGCCTCGCGCTTCGCTGAACTGCGAGGCAAGACGAGAGAGATCGCCGATCAGAACGCCAGGCCGCACGGCCCGGCACCCGGCACCCGGCAAGGAGGCAGGCGGCCAGCAGATCGCCTGCACCGCCAGGAATGCTTTCTTGAAGCGATCAGCCACGGACTCAGCATCATGGCCGCAGCACGTGAAACCGGCATGGGTGCCCCGACTAGCCACTATCAGTGGATTGCCAGCGACGAGAGTTATGCCGAACGTTTCCGTGACCTGTACGAACGTACGACAGAACTGCGTCGCACCAGCATTTCACGGACGCTCAGAGAAGTTGCCGCAGTCACCTGGAGCAAGCCGGCCGCCCGGGACCAGTTCAATGCAGCGCAGCGTCGGCGCCGCACAGCGGAAAGCGGCGCACTGAATGAAACGCACCGGCAAGGGCCGTTCCTTGCGATCATCAGTCAGGGGATACCCCTTCAGGCTGCTGTGCGCGACGCCGGGATCACCAAGACAATCCACCGTCAGTGGCTCGCCAGTGACCCCGCCTACGCTGCTGCGTTTCAGCAGGCATACGAGCAGAGTGCCGGACTGCGCACTCGAGTGATCAGTGAGATGCACAGCCGGGCGTCAGAAGCTCGCTGGGAAGATCCCGATGCTCGCGCAAAGATGAGAGAGCGGCATCGCGAATACTGGACGCCTGAACGCCGCGAGGAGTTCGCGCAGCAGATGCGTGAACGGTTCTAGAACGACCCCAGGCGGCGCGAGCAGCTTCTGGCGGCTGCTCGCGCCTGGTGGGACCGCCCCGACTCCCGTGCCATCAACAGCGAGCGAATGAAACGGCTCTGGGCGGATCCAGAGTACCGGCAGAGGTATCAGGCGGCCATCGACAACCCCGAGCGCCGGGAGCGCCTCAGTGAGGCGGCCAAGGCACAGTGGGCGGCGCTGACGCCAGAGGAGCAGGAAGCAAAGCTCCGCCACATGCGCCGCGCCTTCAAGGGCGGTCACAAGCTCACGTCCATCGAGTCGGCAGTCATGCTGGCCCTAAACGACCGTGAACTGCCCTATGTCGTACACAAGCAAATCGGCCGCTACATAGCCGACATTCTCATTCCATCGCTGCACCTCGTCATCGAATGCGACGGCGCGTGGTTCCACGTGCAGCGCCGTTCCAGCGACGAGGAGCGGGATGCAGAGTTGCGGGCCCTCGGGTTCGCCACGCTCAGGCTCTCCGAAGAGGAGATCAAGGCTCAGGACTGGAGCCGGCTGGACGAGAAGCTCACTGCACTCGCTCAGTAAGAACCGTTCGCGAAACCCCCTGGAGGCATCCCGCCGCCGGGGGGTTTCGCATGCAACCCGGAAGGACCGGCCGTGCCCATTTACGATGCTGGCTCTCTTGCATTCCAGGGCCCAACATCCGTCACGACGTCTCCGACGTCCATCTTCAGCCTCAGCCCTGGTGGCACGGCCCTGACTTCCCCCCGGGACGTGACCGTCATCAACCAGGGCACGGTGAACACCATCTACGTCGGCGGCACCGCAGTCACCCAGTACTCGGGTGTGCCGGTCGGCCCCGGTTCGCAGCTCACCGTGCAGGGCACTGCTGTGGCCCTGTCGGCGTGCACGTCGACGAGCACGAGCAATGTGATCGCGGGGCTCGCTTCCGTCGCTTCGGTGGTCTGAACCGATGGCGATCACGCCTGTCAGTGCGACGATCCCCACCGTCATTTTCGTCCCTCCTACGGCTGGGACACCGCACGCCTTTCTGTATAACAGCGGGCCGTCGCCGGTGTATCTGGGCGGGTCCGGGGTGTCGACGTCGGTGGGGTTCGCGCTGGCAGCAGGCGACAAGATGAACCTTGCCTATAACGGGGGGACGATCTGGGCGATCTCCGGGTATCAGACGGCTTCCCCGGCGGGGACGGTGATCACTGCGGCGACGACGCTGGGCGGGACGACGCTGACCACTGCGGGGGGGACGGCTTCGACTAGCCAGTTCACTGCCGGTATGTGGCTGGTGGTTGAGTCTGGGACGCCACGGCAGGAGATCGCCCAGGTGAACGGTACCAACGCGGGTTCGGTGTTCACGAACGGGCCGCTGACGTATTCCCATGGGACGGCGAGCACGTTTTCGCAGATCACGTCCGCGCCGGCAGTGGTGAGGACATCCCAGGTTGGGACGACCTGATGATCGAGCCGCTCGGGGTGAGTGTCGCCGGGACGGCCCCGGTGCTGCTTGCGACTGTCCCGCCGGGGCCGGCGTCGATCGTGATCACTAACGGTGGTACGGCGGCCCTGTATGTAGGCGCCGGGACTGCGGCTACCACGGCGAGTGGTGCCCCGGTCCCGGCGTCGGGGGTGGTGCCTTTGGGGCAGTTCTCGTCGTCGACGGCGACGAAGCTGTGGGGGATCACCTCGGGCGGCACGGTTTCGGCGGGCGTGTTCATCTCGACGGGGGCGTGACGTGAGCCGCACCGTAACTCTCCCGCCCGGCTGCGCTGGTTTCACCATGCAGGACGGCACCCAGTACCGGGGCCGTGAAGGCGGCAGCGTCACCGTCACTGACGAGCACGCCCCGCATATTCAGCGGCAGGTCGGCGGGGATGCGGGCCTGGTCGGATCGGCGGCGTTCCGCCAGTTCGCGGGGACGCGGGACGGCCGCTGGTGCGAGCCATGCCGGTTCTTGGCTCAGCGCTGGTCGGTGGTCTGCCCGCGCTGTGGCCGGGACACGATTCCCGAGGCGGAGATGCCAGAGCCGCCGAAGGCGGACATGCCGTCAGACTGCGCGGTGATCGCTATGACCGTGGTCGCGTGAGGTTGGCCACCAGGTTTCCGAGCATCTGCTCCTCGGATGGCCCGGTGACGGTCGCCACCTCGGGCTTGCCGGTGATGACGAGGCCTTCGCCAACTGAGATGGTGTTCACGCATTCCTCGGCTTCCCAGTCGCCGCCGCAGTGCACCTTGAGCAGCATCGACGGGGCGATGTGCACGAGGACGCCAAGCGCGTCAGCGACGTCCTTGACGGTGTAGTCCCGTTCGGCGAGGTTCCCGCAGCGGTTCATCTGCGGGGCGGGCCATGCACCAAGCCCGAAGAGTGACGGGCGTTCCGTGCTGAAGCTGAGGCAGGAGTAGGGCTCGCTCCAGCCCGGCCAGTCGAATGCGTCGCCGCGGTCGAGCAGGTCCCGCAGGGCGCGGGCGTGGTCTTCCGTCATCGTGCCGGTGATGTTCACCGTGCGCCAGTTACCCATCTACTCATCATCAAGCACAGAAGGAGAATCTCTTGACGATTTACGCCAGGTCAGACCTGGCCTTCGTGTCTATTTCCCAGGCTCACGGAGGCTGCGGCCAGCCGCATCGCCGACCCGTTGAGCGTGGGGCACCGGCCAAGCTCTGGGCCTTGACCTGCGGTGGCGGCTGCGAGGATCATCTTCGCGGCGACCCGCTGTGGTCCACGACTATCTCTGAGATCCCCGAGACCCATGACGAGAAGAACGTCCGCGAGGACTGGGAGAAGCGTGGTGCCCAGGACCGGGACGCGATCATGCCTGTTCTGCTGGCGAAGCTCGCCGGTGTGGACGTGAGCCAGCTTCCTGAGTCTCTTACCCGGGCGATTTCTGGTGCGTCGCTGCACATTCCGGGGGTGCTGGAGTGCCCGAAGGGGCATGCGCAGCCGTCTGGGCAGGATTTTTGCGGGAAGTGCGGGGCGCCGATGCATGAGCGGGCGGCGACTGGGGTGCTTCCGGTGGCTGAGGTACGCGAGCCGGCGGCTGAGGTGCGTATCCCGGATGCGCCTAAGCGGGAGCTGGCGGACCTGCATCCGCAGAAGCTGCGGAAGATGTGCCGGGAGCGAGGCCTGTCTGACTCTGGGACGCGACCGGAGATGATCGCCCGGCTCGAGGCGGCGAAGAGGGTGGCAGCCTAGCTCGTTCACTGCGGGAGGCCGGGCGGGCTTCGATCCCGCAAATGTCCCGATACCAGCCGCGCCTACTCGTGCACGTTTCAGCTTGGCCACACGGTGCCCTGCCAATTGGGCTACCGGCCTCCCGCACTACGAGCATAGACAGGGGGCGATCTCCCCGTGTCCCTGCTGTATCCGGCCGGGCAAACGCCCTATTGCACGCCAAACGAGCTCATAGCCGCCCCCACGGGTATCTCCTGGTCCACGATCCCGCCGTATAAGGGGACGACCCCGGCGCAGAATGTGGCCGAGCAGCTCAACATGCTGATGCGGGCGACCGCGCAATGCGATTTGTACACGAATCAGGTCCTCCGGGCGACTCTCGACACGGAGCAGATCAGCGGCCCTGACTTCCGGGTGACGATCCAGACCGGCTCACAGAACGGCCGGGTGATCTTGTCCCGCTGGCCGATCCTGTCGATCACCCAGATCCAGGTCGCGCCGAATAACATGTTCCCGCGCCAGTGGACGACCCTGCCAGCCGGGTACTACGACATCGAGCATCCGGTGATCGGCGTGTACGGGTCGATTGCCCCTTCGGACTCGGGGGATGGCGGCCAGTCGATCGTTATCTCACCGGGGTACGTGAACTGGGCGAATGGCCGCAATGGTGTCCTTTTGCGTGTCTCGTACGTCAATGGATGGCCGCACTGTTCCCTGACCGGGAATGTCGCTGCTGGTGCTATGACTATTCCGGTTGATGACTGCACCGGGTGGGCGATCACCGGGGAGTTCGGGGTTACGGGTGCGGCGGGGACGATCTATGACAGCGGCCAGCAGGAAGGCGTGCAGGTCACTGCGGCGTCGGCGACGTCGGGGCCGGGGACGCTGACGCTTTCGTCGGCGCTCACGTTCGGGCATGCCGCGGGGGTGATGGTGACGTCGCTGCCGCAGTCGGTGATCTGGGCGACGATCCTGTTCGCCTCGGCGCAGGCTCTTACCCGTGGTTCCACGTCGACGACGGTCCACAACATTCCCGGGACGGGGGCGAGCGGGGAGAAAAGCGCCGCGGACCTCATCGGGGACGCTGAGATGCTGCTGCATCCGTTGCGCAGGACGATCTAGGAGGCGCCGCGATGGCTTCCCGCAGGGCGATGCATAACGCTGGCCGCCGGAACCACTATGCGGCACGCCGCGCCGCGCACATTAAGGCCCGGCATTCGGCGCCTGGGTGCTGCGGGGCCATGGGTGGCGGCGGCGGGGGCAGCAAGACCGCTGTGCCGCCGGCGGCGGCACAGTCGCCGCAGACAGCCAGGTAACACAGTGTCTTTGAACACGGCTCAATTGTTCATCCAGTCCTTGCTTGATGACTTGCCGCTGCCCGGTGACGCCACCCCGAACCTGTCCGCCGTCATCACCCCTCCGGACCCGAACGTTCAGGCTGAGGCGCCGACCGCCTACATCTGGCCCACCCGCGGTGTTGAGTCCCGTAACCCGGCGCTGGGCGGCACGATCCCCCGTAACACCGGGCCGGGTACTCCGTCGGGGCTGAAACCGCTCGAGCACAGCCTGGAGATTTTCCTCGTCTACTTCGGGCAGAACGACGACACTGAAGCGGACACCTTGTTCCCGGGGATCATCGAAGCGGTCATGCAGGCGCTGCGGACGTCCCCGAACCCGGCGCAGCAGCAGGACCCGTACTCGGGTGTGGTGTCCACATTCGTCGACGTCGGCGAGCAAATGACGTGGGAAGTGGTCATCAACGCTGTCGAGAACCAGGCGTACAACCGGTACGACTGTCTTCTGACCTGCAAGATGTTCGAGCTGATCTTCGCCTAGCGGCCATTATTCAAGCCAGCGGTCGCGATCGGGGAGCGCCACGAACCTCGCGTTTTGCCATCCCTGGTCCGTGCCGGGTGCATGGAGCGGCTCAACAACCTGCCGGTCACCCTCAATACGGACAAGGCGCCCAATGCTGTCCGGGTCAAAGCGATCCGGCCTCATGCCGCCCCATCGCGAAACCTCTAGCACGAGGTCACCCGGTTGCGGGTTCCGCATGCGTTCCCCAAGTTCCTTGATGACCGGCGGTGCATTGCCGATCAGCGTGGCCCTGTACAACTCGCGCCCGATGATCGCCAGCAGGTAGACATCCTCGCCTGTCATGCGCTGACCGTACCGAATGTCTCAGACCGCCCCGCCCGGTGCGGGGTTTTTCATGCCCGGAGGCGCGCATGCTCTGCACCTACACCGGCAGTGACAGCCGGATGTATCTCGACTACCGGGACGCCTTCACGGGCCGGTCGCTGGAGGCCGCCCCCGGCGGCACCTACGACATCGAGGTCGCCTCCGGGCAGCCTGGCAGCCTCCCGCTGCCTCCTGGTGACGGCCGCTGGCTTGCCGCAGCCGAGGGCGTGCCTGGGGCTCCGGCGGCCCCGCCGTGGCCGCCTGCTCCTGTTCCTGCGGCCGAGCCTGAACCGGTCGCGCCTGTCACACCCGAAGAGGCCGGCGACCGCCCGGCAGATGAGGAGAGCTAACCATGGCACTCGGTGGCCCTTCCGTTGCGCCATCCACTAGGTCCTGGCTCGGGGTCGCCCGCGAGCTCACTGTCGGCAAAGTTGTCGCGCCGACGAACACGATTCCCATGGATCCGAAGTCGTACTCACCGGAGGACACCCCGAAGTTCCTCCCGGATGAGGCGATCCGCGGCAGCATGGCCATGTTGTACGAGGACATCATCGGCCCTGCTGATGCCACGTTTTCTTTCGGCGGTCCCGCGTTCCTTGACACGCACGGGTTTTTCCTTGACAACATTTTCGGGGACTTGTCGACGACTGGCACTGTGTCGGCGGGTACGTCGACGTCGTTTTCTGGTTCCCCGGCGGTGGGAGCGACCGCGATCACGGTGGGGAACGGGACTGCGTTCACTGTCGGGCAGACCGTGCAGATCGACTCTGGGTCGATCGCTGAGGTGGTGACGCTGGATGCGACAGCTTCCACTGGTCTTGGTTTCGGCAGTAACCCGCTCCGGTTCGCGCATGGCGCGTCGGGGACTGTGTTCACGGTCGTGGCCCCGTTCACGCACACGTTCGCGCTGCTCAACTCCCAGTTGGGCTACGGGGGAGTGCCTGGTGCGCAGCCGCCCACACTGACCCTCACGGACAACACGGGCCTGAACTACGGCGGCACGCCGGGCACGAACACCTCCTATGCACGTGCCTATCCCAGCGCATGCGTGTCCGCCGTCGACATCAGCGGCAACGTCGAGCAGCTCCTGGATTTCAAGGTGACGGGGAACTCGTGGGTGTCGATCCCGGCGCCGGCGACCCCGACGAACACGATTTCCAGCGTCATCCCACAGGCGAACTGGAAGTCGCAGCTTTACGTCGGGGGAACCACCCCCTCGAACCTGATCACTACGAACGGTGAATGGGCTGTCAACCTGAAGCGCCAGTTGCAGGTGTACTGGACGTCGCAGGGGACGATTTCGCCGTTCGTTATCGCGCGTGGCCCGCTCAGCGCAACGCTGTCGATGAAGTTCACGGCACCGGCGGATGAGACTCCGCTGAGCTACATGCTGTATCAGGGTCCTCTGTGGGTTCACATCAACCTGAACAGCGGAAACACGGGCGGTACGAGCTTGTCGATGACGATCGACGCGAACAATGTGCAGTTCACGAAGAGCAAGATCGGCAGGAGTGCCGTGCTGGTCGATTTCGACGATACGGCCGAATGTATCGCCAACACAGTCAACACGGGTGGCACCGGCGGTCTCGGCCCGGTCCGGGTTCAGCTTGTTAATGCGCAACCCACGTATTAACAAGTTCTGCACGCTTCTATTGAATTGGAGGCCCCTCGTTGGGCAATGAATTGACCGGCGACACGTGGCGTATCGAACTGCCGTCCGGTGGATGGGTCCAGGTCCGTTCCCGGATGACGGTCGAGGATCAGCGTGCGGTGCAGGGCGCCGTCGACGTCGAGGTGCACAGCGATGGGCAGGGCAATAACGTTGCCCGTCTCCCCGGGGATCATCAGATGGCCCGCCGGGCGGCCCTGCTGCACCGGATCATCACCGGCTGGTCGTATGCGGAGCAGGGCATTCCGGTCCCGTCGCAGAACGTCGCGGGCCCGGACACGGTGGAGTCAGTCCTGTCCGACCTGGATGACATGGCCGCGGTCGATGAGGCGATCGCGCCGCTGATGGAGAAGGTGAACCCGAGCCGCCGCCCAAATTCGACGAGGCCGTCTCCCGCCTGACCGCCTACCTCTACAGCCATGGGAAGACCGGGGCCCCGCCGGAGGGGATGCCGGCGGATGCGCTGCTGGATGAGTGGTTCGCGGACACGTACGGGTATACGCCGGCGGAGATCGCGGAGATGCCTTTGGAGGCGTATCAGTGGTTCCCGGTGATCCGCCGGGCGCATAACGAGGCGGCGTCGCTGCGGCACCGGCAGGAGCAGCGGATGCAGGGCCGGGGGTGAGCGGTGACCCCTGATGAACTGCCGGGTTTTCTTGCCGGGTTCCGGGATCGGGTGATGGCGACGCCGGGGCCGTGCGCTAAGGCGATGGCGGATGAGTATAAGACGCATCTGACGCGGGTGACGTTGCAGCGGTATCACTCGGCTCCGGGCCAGTTCGGTACTCCGTCGCCGGCGTTTGAGGGGCCTGTGGCGTCCCGTACGGGGCGGCTGGCCGCGTCGGTGACGGCGTGGGGCGGCGCGTCGGATGGGGCGGTGGGGACGGCTTTCGTGGCGCCGCACACGATCTATGCGGTGACGCAGGAGTGGGGGGAGGTTCACTTCGCGCGGACCCGTCACCTCATGCACTGGACGAACTCCGGTGGCTCCTGGTGGAAGAAGCGGGTCGATATCCCGGAACGCCCGTACATGCGTACTGCCACGAAGGAGACCGTCGCGGACGGGTCGCTGACGCGGGCGGCGATAGACATGTTTGTCTCGATCGTGGGGTTCTAATGGCGGCGCTCCGCGTAGGCGCGGTTGGAGCAGTTCTTAGAGCAGTACACGTTCTGGACTGTTCGCGGGACAAACATGGTTCCGCACTGCTTACACGGCGTCGTGCCCTCGCCGTTTTCGAGCGCCTGGACGCGAGCTTGCCTGCTCAGTTTGTCGTAGCAAGAACTGGAGCAGCACTTTATGTCGGAGCGGCAACCCCGGAATGTAGTGCCGCAGAACTGGCAGGTTAGTTCCCAGGAGTTTTCGGCCCGGGGTTTCCGGGGCTGCTTCATGCGCTCGCGCACCTCATCCTTGGCTCGCGCGAGGTTGTCGGCGATGCGGCGCAGCCGGCCCGGGTCATCTAGGGCTATGCCGATGAGGCGGTTGCATTCTTTGCAGGCCAGCCCGCGACGGCATCTCTCGCATGATTTGGCCAGCGGACAGCATGCATGGTCGTGGTCCAGGTGGATCGCCTTGGGTACGTCTCGCTTCAGGTCGTCGCCACACAGGTAGCACTTGCCGCCCTGAGCTTCCCAGAATGCCCGAAACAGGCTCTCCCAGTTGATCCCGTGCTGGTGTAGGTACTTGTTGCCGAGATCCTGAGAGCGCCGTTCCTTGGCGCGCGCTAGGATGCGCTCGCGGTTGTCTCGGTAGTACTGGCGCTTCTCGGCCCGCCGAGCCGCCGCCCCTTCTGGATCGGCACTGACCTTCGCGTAGCGTTCCCGCTTCTCGGCTCGGACGCGATCACCGTGTTTCGCTTCATAGCGGCGTTCAATCTCACGGCGGCTGGCGCGATTCTCCCGCGCCCAGCGAGCATGCACCTCGCGCTGCCGATCTTGATTTTCCCGGTTATAGAACCGGCGATGACAGTCGCCTGTGCAGAATCGCGCGTCGCTCCTTTTGGCGGTAAACGTCTGCCCGCACTCGGCGCACGTCTTCTCGTATGAAGTTCGCAGGACGTGCGTGTGACGTCCGCATTTGCATCCTGGGGGGCATCCTCTTCTGGCCATCACTAAGTATAGCTGATTGTCAGGAGGAAAATGGAACTTCCTGAGGTCACGCAGCGCTTCGACGCCGACGTGTCTGGCTACCTGGCCGGCATTGAGGAAATGATCGCCGCGACGGACCAGTTCCGCGAGTCCGTCGACGCGGCCCTCGTGTCTGTCGAGGCGCTGCACGCGGCTATTGATGACCTGCCCACCGAGAAGACGATCCACATCAACCTGGAGACGTCTGGGGTTCCGGCTGCTGCTGCGGCTGGGGCGGGCGCTGGTGCCCCGGACACTGCGGGGATGGCCGCTGAGGCGGCTGCTACTGAGGCGGCCGGGGCTGCCGCCGACGACGCGGATGCGAAGTTCCGCGGGCTATCGGAGGCGGAGGATGCTGCGGCGGCTGCGGCGGCCCGGGATGCTGCTGCATTGTCCGCGGAGGCGGCTGCGGCCCATGAGGCGGGGGATGCGGCCGATGGGACCGCTGCCTCGCTTGGGCGTATAGGTGAAACCGTCGGTGAGGCTACCATTCCCCTCGCCATGGCTGGTGATGCCGCCCGGGAGGTTGGTATCGGCCTGGAGGAGGCCGGGGGTGATGCTGAGCGGACAGCCGCCGGTTTCGGCTTGCTCGGTGCCGCTGCTGCCGGGATCGTCAACGGGTTTGCCCGGGTTGAGGAGACCTGGAAGAACACGAATGTCGTGTGGGGCCTGTCGCTGAATGCCCTGCACTGGATCGTCATGGGCTCGATGGAGGTGCTGGCGGTCGCGGTGCCGGCCCTGGTCGCGTTCGGCGCCGCCTCCCTGGTCGCTATGCAGGGGGTGCAGGAGACCGGGAACCGGCTTGAGGCCAGTTACACCACCACTGAAGCGCTTGGGGATGCGTTTAACACGACCGGTGGTGAGGCGCTCGGCCTGAAAGGGAACCTTCAGGCCGCCCAGGATGCCGCTGACCCGCAGATCTGGGAACTGCTCGGGGCTGGGCTCAGGATTGTCGGAGAGCAGTCCCAGGGTTTCGTCACCATGGGCAGCCAGGTGATCGGTGTCCTGGACCGGTTCGCGGCGGAACTGACCGTGGAGCTTAACCCGAAGCTGAGCAGTTTTGCTGGCCAGCTTGACGGCATTGCTTCTAAAGGCGTCTCAGATCTGACTGCGTTCGGGCAGGCGTTCGGTAATCTCGGTCATTTCATCGTGAATCTCGCGTCGGAGATGCCGGGGCTGGCGGAGGTGCTGCTGGGGGCGGTCGCCGGGTTCACGAAGCTGCTGGCGGTCCTGACCAACCCGGCGTGGTACAACTTCGGCGGCAATCTTGTCAGCGTCGCGATGGGCATCGAGGAGGCGTGGCGGTGGGGTGGGCTGCTGTCGAATGTGCTGGGTTCGATGCTCGGAAAATTTGCCA